TTATACTCTCTTTAGAAAATCCTTTAGCTTCAAAGCGTAGCTGTTTGAATACCATAGTGTTTAGCTGTACATCTTTGACACAATACTTCATCATCTCTGGTGAGTAGTTGAGATAATCTTCAAAGTTTATCTTAGGAAATCTTAACTTATAACCCCAAGATTCTAAACTATGACCACCTTCTCTGACAGGATTGAAAAGTCTTGACAAGACAAGAGTATCTAATACTTCTATATGTGATAGATCAACTCCTGTAAGTTTCTTTATAACTGGAATATCAAAACCAACTATGTTATGTCCTATCAATCTATCAGCACTAAGCAAAAGTTTACATCCTTCATCAATCTGATCAGGATTAAATTTAAATATTTCTCCTGTGTCAGGATTCTGACAAACGATACACCATATCTTAGTTGCTTTTAGATCATCTGTTTCTATATCAAATACTAAATCCATATTAAAATCCTTCGCTATTATCGGTGACTTCTATATCATCATTAGAAATCTCAGACAATCTTCCAGTTTCATTATCATAAAGTAGATGTGAAGCTAGTCCAACATCTCCTGTGTACCTAGACTTTAGCACACGAACCTTTGTTGTCTGTGACTCTTGGTAATCGTCTGACTGTTGGTTACGTTCCAAAGCTAAGACACAATCAGATAGCTGTGCAATACTCTGGCTACCTCTAAGGTGAGATAGGTTTACTTCGATACCATTCTCATGTCCTTTGTTACCATCAATCCTACGCAAGTGTGATACAAGAATAAGACCTGCACCTGTTTCTTCTACTATAGATCTAAGCTTAGTCATAATAGAATCAATGGTTCGTCTTTCATCTCCTTCTGTTGACGCGCTGACAAGCATATGCAAGTGATCTACCACCACCCATTTACAACCACATCCTACAATCATAAACCTTATCTTAGAAAAGATTTCGTCTAGCTCGTTAGCTCCAAAGTGGGCATGAACCCACACACGATTCTTATTATCTCCATCATAAAGTATATCAAATAACTTATCTAATTCTTCTTTAGAATATCTTTCTCTTATCTGATCTATATACAATCTAGAGTTAGCTTCGATAGAAAGAATACCATCAATAGTCCTGCGCCAATCTTCTTCAAGAGCAATAATACCTACGTTGTCATTTGTCTGTTTAATCAACCAATGCTCTATCTCTCTTGTAACGCTAGATTTACCTAGCCCTGTACCCCCTGTAAGGGTTATGAGTTCTCCTTGTCTCATGCCATACAGCTTCTTATTAAGACCTTCGTATGGATAGGGTACACTTTCTTTCTTCTCTCTGTTGTGGAACTTATCTCTCTGCTCTGACACATTGATAACTCCAGATGGAGTATAAGTCTTAGCAGACCACCACGCTTCTGTAAATTCCTTATGCTTGTTCTGTCTAAGCATATCGTTAGGATCTTTACAACCTGTAGGCAATGTCATAATCCTTGCCTTGCTAGGTTTGAAAAGTCTTGCTACTTTTTTACTGGCTTCCTTGCCTGCTTTGTCATTATCAAATGAGATTATAACATTTTCAAAATCGTCAAAGAACTCAAGACTTTCTTTGATGTCACGAACTGCACCTTGCGCACCTCGCTTAATCGAAACGACTGCCCACTTGCTACCGAGTAGTTCGTAGGCTGCCATTGCGTCACATTCTCCTTCTGTGATCGTTACATACTTACCGCTTTTAAATAACTGTTGTCCAAATAAACCTGTGTCATTGTAAGATCCATTAATAAAGAAGTCTTTGCTTTTTACATTACGAACTTTAGTAGCTGATAACTCATGTCCGTTATAGTATGGATAGAAATGTTTAACTACTTTGCCTTGTAAATCGTGTACAACTTTCACACCATATTTTTTTGCAGTATCTAGTTTTATCTTTCTATCTGTTAACGCTGAGTAACTTCCTAATGTATCATCTGACTGTTGACTTATTGGTTTTACTGTTACTGTTTCCATTCCCTTTCCCTCATATATGTTATCGTAGTTTTTCATAAACTCGCCACAGCTAAAACACTTTGCTGATCTGTCTTTGTTTATACCAACAGCATCACTACTGTTACACAAAGGACAAGGTTGGTGAACAGCTTCCCATTCTTTATCTTCAAACTCTGCCCTCATACCTTTCTCCTTTTAGTTTTCTGATTTAGTTACAACTTCTTCTTCTTCGACTTCCGTTTCGCTTTGTTCTCCTTCTTCATTAATTATACTAACAATCTTATTGGTAAAGAAATTTAAACTTGCCTGAACTTCTTCAATGTCCAGAGTAAGATTAACTTTCTTTTGATTTAATCTTTGAATCCTTCCAAAGATACCTTGTGCTTCTTCGGGTAAATCTTCTACCGAAATCTGCACACCATCAATAGTTATATATGGTTTTTCATCATGTTCTCCCATAATTAAAACTCCTCGTTATCAGAATCACTATCACCATACTCGACAAGCTCATTAACTTTAACAGCAATCAACTCAGCGAATGTTCCATAAGGACTGCTGTATGGTCTTATCTTAACTGTAACATTAGAACCATTTCCGACTAAACAATTTAAACTGTTTCCGTCAGCATCATAAAGTTTAGGAGGAGAGTTTGTTACCTCTTCCATCTCTTGAGTTTTTTGATTCTTCTTCTTTCTTGTTGCAGTTTTAGAAAAACTAAAAGCTGGCTCGTCATACTTAGGATTACCTGCTCTATCTCTTGACTGTGTAAGACCTGCACCTTCTAACTCTGATGCTGTTTCTTCGTCAGTCAATAAGGTAATCATATATTTATGTGGTTCAAATCGTGTGTTAGGAACTGACACGTTAGCCCACATTGCTTTACCTGTTGCGTACATCATTTTTATTTACCTCTTAGTTACTATAAAAATTCGGTCTGGTTTTAAATTGTAAGACCAGAAACTTACTCGCTATCTAGCGAACAAACAAGATACAAGGAAGGTGATACATGAGGGCAAATATATCTTGTTTGTAATTTTAAATCCCATTATACCACTAACCACCTTCAAAGTCAAATCTTTTTTATAAATAATTATCTTCTTTTAATACCTTATAAAGTTTTATAAAATAATAATTAATAATAATAATTAATACTTATAATAGTTATAAAGATTATATCATATTATAAAACAAAAGTCAACCCTCTATCTTTTTGTGTTCGTTATCATTGTTGTCATAAGTTTCTGTACTACTAGAGTTAGTGTCAATACAAGGACAGTTCTCATAATAATCATCAACTATTTTATCAAATAAATCTTCCATTTATATATCCTTTTTAATGTAGTTTATTGTTATCTTTTTCTTCAAGATAATCTATTGCTTGTTGTTCAATCTCTGCTAATCCTATGATAAGCTCTGCTGTTTCTTTAGAACTTAATGGATTCAATAATCTTGATATTAAAATACAAACAAGCTGTTTAGTTTCTGCTTCGTTGAAATTTTTCTCAACATCAGCTACATAATCTAACAATTTGTGTATCTGCTCTTCACTATTCATCAGTAAATACTCCGTCTGCGTTCCAACTCCAACTCTCTGCAGGAGTACATACTTCTACAGCAGGTTTGGTTGTACCCTTATATCTTTTTTCATAATACTTAGTCTTTATAAATATCTTGTACTCATTATAGTATTCTTTAGCTGAACTAAAGATAGGTTGACCATGCTCAGTTCTTTCATGGCAGTTAGCCATGTATAAATCAGAAACAAACTTGTCAAAGTCTTCACTTGATTCTCTAATATCTAGCTCCATCTTCTTATAGTCTTCTAATAATTCTTTGTCACTCATACTATTCTCCTACCCAAAAAGATATATCAGCACTATCATCAAACTGAATCCACTTCTTTTCGTATTTAGTTTTATCCCAATCTATTTCACGAATACCATTCTTATCCTTAACTTCTTTTCCGTTCTTGTGTTTCTTGTAAGCAAGGATTCGTTCTCGGTACTCAATACTAGGATAATCATGTGGACTTATATCTTCCAAGTCTATATCTATACCTAGTTTCTTTTTAACAAGAAGCTGTATTGCTTCCTGTATCTCGTAGTAATCAAATGTTAATTGCATTATACAAACTCCTTAGCTATGTTAGCTATGATAGTATCCATGTTCTCTATTGCATCTTTAGGTAATAGTGCTATTGCAACTCGGTTAGTTACATCTTGTTTCATCTTATGTTGATTAGCTAAGTCAAGCTTTAAAACTCCTGAATACCTAGTCAAATCTAGTCTATAGCTAGAGTTAGCTCCGTTCCATTCCTGTGTGCGTTCAGAAACACTGGTAGCTATTTGATTTCTTAAATCTGTTAGCTCATCTATCTGTTTGTTAAGAGCTTTAATCCGATTAGCATCTGATAACATAGACGCATAGCCTCTATCATCTTCAGTCAGCTCTTGTCTCTTACTCTTAAAGGTTGTCTCTATTGTATTAATAATAGTATCAACGATTGCTTCTTGTTCAAACTTTCTTATCTGTGTAGCCATGCTACTTCTCCCATTTGTGATTTAAAACTTTATCAATAGACTGATTTTGTTTAACGATTAGTTTGTCTGTGTCAAACCAAACAGTCATATCCCTTGTATCTTCGTTCATAGTTATCTTATCTACCACTCTTCCGTCTATCTCTTGTCCTGCTTTTAACTCTAACATTTTATATCTCCTTCCAAGTTAAATTAAAATCTCTGTACATATAGAACAGATGTTTCTTTTCTCCATCTACATCAACATTCACAGTAAACTGTACGCTCAACAAACTCTTTACCTCTGCAGTATACCATGTCTTATCATCATTAATCAATAGCACTAATACTTTTTTTCCTTTAGGTTTCTTCATGTTTTATTTACTCCTTTAGCTGCGATCATCATGTTCAAAACCATCTTTTGAAATCCATAATCCATCAGACATATAAACACAAGGTTTACCATTGTAATATACATAGTCTCCTGAATTGTCGTAAGCATCAAATATTTCTAGCCATGCTTCTTTTGCTTCGTCACCTTCTTTACTGTAACCATTTTCTTTTTCTTTAACTTTTAACAAAAATCTATCGTGGAAATCTTTAACTCCTTTAGAATGAAAATGTTTGTTAGGATATTTCCCTTCTAAAAAAGGAGACCATCTTCCTGTTGTGTAGTAGTAGGAATATTTCTGTCCTCTAAAATAAACCCACACCATGTTTCCTCCCTCTCTTACTACAATATCAATTTCTTTTTCTTTAAAAAACTTAACAACATCTTTCAAAGTTTGTCCTGTTTCATGTCTAAAAACAACTTCACCTTTGGAATTTTTCTTGTGAAATTTCCATTCATATTCTTTTTTTTCATTCATCAGACACCTCCTGTTTTATATAAATATTTTTTGCTACTGCATAAGGGTCACCCATTCTATTACCTACATATTTAAAGTGTGCTTGTGCCACACTAGGTTTCACACCAATATAAGTACTTACTATAAAAGTATCCTTCTGGTCACAGTAAGTTTCTATTTCTTCTGGCTCACCATATACAAGTTCTTGGTTTTTTAATCTTACTAATTTAACGCTCATCAGTCACCTTTCCTTTTCTATTATACTTAGTCTTATCTCTGTGTGTCTTAGGTTTATGAAACTTGTCCATGTTTTTCTTAACTGGATTAGGTTTCTTCATCAGTCACCTCCTTAATTCCAATCAGTCCAATAAAAAATGTCGCTGTCTCCGTTTTCTTTCCATTCTTTTTTTCCTTCTTCATATTCTTCTTTACTCAACATCTGTTTGGTGCATTTTGTAGAGCAAGAATACTCCCAATCAGTAACAACATAATAACCTTTGTATTTGTTTAAAGGTTTTTTGCAGTTATAACAATGATTCATCAGTCACCTCCTTCACCCACCACTTAGGTTTGTCTCTACCTTTCTCCCACTTAGCATAGTGTTTCTCGTTGATACAGTAGTCACGATATGCTTTGGTAGCATCCTCATTCTTGTATTGGTCTGGCATACATTGTGCTATTGGTGATAGCTTGTAAGACGCATGATTCCAAGTTCCATCACCAACTGGTATTGTTGCTAAAGGTATAGATAATTTAACAATGCTTGCATGAACTTTACCATAACGATAAGTATACTCCTCACCTAGAGCAATAAAATGTTGATACAACCAACAGTAATTAGCACTTGATTCTCTAGCCCATACAGTACAAGGATGATTCCAATATGCTCGCTTGTATAAACCTACCTTGTCTGCATACTGGTCACCATCTAACTCTCGGTGTGCAGTACATAACATCTGTGCTGTTTCCAACGGCATCTTCACTAGCATCTTATCTGGTTGTGCTTGTGCCGATTTAGTTGGGCAATCATAAAAATAAAATATGTTCATCAGTTACTCCAAGCTTTTGAATCTAACATCTCTGTATAACGTATCTCTTTATATACTCTAATGCAAGACATATTATTTAAATAAAACTTTCTTTGTTGCCAATCAATAATTCCAGAAGGCATGGTAGCAACAGCACACAATCCTGTAATTAATACTTCATCATCATCTTCTTGATACTCTATCTTGAAAGGTTTAACTTTTCTATCTGTTGTTTCTTTTCCATTCACATCTTCATAGTTAAACATTAACTCAGCGTTATCATCTGTGAAAGTAAAGAACACTTTCATTAAATCACTCTTGTTCATATCTATCTCCTATATATCCATAAAGTTATACCTAACATAACACACATTCCAAATGCAATATACCCTATTGTCATTTGTAACTGTGCCTCTGCTATCAAGGTGTTCAAATATATTTCTTCTTCAATCATACCTTTCTCCTAGTCTATGAGCGACATATAGTAATCGTCTTTAGCTTGTGGCTCGTCTAAAAGTTTATCAGTTTCTTCTTGATAGTCTTTGTCTTTGTCAATACCTTTCCACCAAGCGTCAAACTTATCAGGGTGTACAATCTTTACTGCGTCTTTAAATTCCATAACTCTTTACCTCTTTATATTCTATTAAAAATTCTTGGTAGTTTTGTATTAAGCAGATAACTACCAACTGCTATTATTATGGCTATGGAGACTGGGTGCTTTTTAACTAGACTTATATTATCTCCTCACTTAGCGCGACCTGTTACGGCTTTTTCCCTTTAACCCTACTGGACGTACCATAAAAATTCGTGGTAGTTTTTTAGTTCCGAAGATGACTACCAACTCCTCCAACAGCAACATAACTATCGGTTTTTATAGTGCCTGTCAACACTAGCATGTGCGCTTTTATAGTCATCTAACAACCCATGCATTACATTGTTAGGCAGACTCACACAGTCTTGCATAGCATTTTTATTCACACCGAAGACTGCGTAATACATTTTGTTACCTGTGTTACGACTTAGGTATGAAGCACATGTACTGTCTACCTAAGTTAAGCACTCGACCTCGACCAGTTCGGTATGTTCCAAACTTACTGAAACCTCTGGTGTTTGTCGCAACTCTGAACTTCCACCCAAATAAATTAATGTGTTAGAATTTCTTGTCATAACTTTCTTTATCTCTGAATATCTTAAACATAATATTGCCCTCTTACATTTATGCAATTTGATAACAGGTATTGCATTTAGACCTGTAACTCTTTTAAGTTAGCTTCAGTTATAAAGAAGCTATCTTTTATTTTGTTCTCAGCTTGTCTTACATTAACACTACTTCCCTTCCTTGTCAAGTACCCAATGCTACTTTCTTTATCAAGGAATCTAGCGTCAGTATCATCAAAGCTTACAATCTTTCTTCCAAATAATTTATCTGGAATCTTGAGCGTATCGCCCTTACTGTTCTTGGTATTAAAAGCAACCGCAATCTTGAATTTCTGCTTGACCGCTTCCCTTCCATGCTGTAATGACTTCTTACTGTATGGTGAAAAGCTATATGTCAAGTCATAATTCTTCAACTTGTTGTTACTTACTCTCGGCAGTATCTTGGTATAATCATAGAACTGCACATTCTTAAATTCTTTTATGATATAATCAAAGTCTATATCACTTGTGCCATTTAATCTTATGGCTAGTTTATCCCCATGTTCAAAAGATAACTTCATAATCTCATTCTTTAGCATATTATCAAACATCTCTCTCTGATAAAGATAGAGCAATGTCCTTCTTATAATAGCCCTTGTCGCGTGTTTCATGCCTAACCTACCTGCATGAATCAAGCAATCATTCTTACACCCTGCTAATTCTGCAAAGGCACACAGCGTTTTCTTTGTCAGCATATCCGCTTGTGCTAGATACATGATGCCTGTCTTGACCTCTATCTTTTCACTCTTTACAGTCTTGGCATCACTACCTACTGATAGTAAGCTTGTTGGTAGCTTGTTAAAATATTCTTTGTCATCTTTTAATATTTTTTCAAGTGTCACATTCTCACCACCAAACATCACCTGCCTGTCTAACTCAGCGTTGTCTATGTAATGTTGGTATAGCATACATCACCTCTCATTTTTGTTCTTCAAAATCTCTATCCCATTGTTCGCCTGCTAACTCGCCCATGAAGTTTTTAAAGTCTTCAATCTTTTTTGCCTGTTCAGCTTGAATATCATAATCAGAATAATTTATTATTCTATCATAACCTCTATCCGATACAGCAGTTGTCCAAGTTTTTATGTATTCATTTCTAGTAACTTGAACTTCGCTTGGCTTACCTAACCAATACTTTGTCATGGTTACTGTTTTTTCTTTTGTCATAATCAAGTACCTCTCTTTTTTCTTTGTTGCTGTTGATTATAACTTAACATCATTTTCAAATTGTGTCAAGCTTTTTATCAAATTAATTTTGAAATATAAAAACCAATACAAAAACCTAAAACAAATAAACATAAATACTTATATGTTAAAAGTTCATTTTCAATTTTTCTATATCTTCGCCTTGTCATATAATATCCTTTTCTTTTTGACTTGATTTAACATTACTACACTTTTTAAATCTTGTCAAGTAAAATATTATTTTTTTTAATTTGTTATTTTTTCGTTGTGTTGATTATAACTTAATATTATTTTTATATTATGTCAAGCTTTTTTTAATTTTTTTTTCATATACACTATCATTTATAATATGTCAATACTAAAAAATAAATAAAATCAAATTAAAGAGATTTTTATTTTTTAATACTAATATAAAGGGTATACCATAAAACCGCTGTAATCGCATTTAAATGCGTCTAAGGGCTATTTGTATATATTACAGGCAAAAAAAACCCGTCAATTAAGACGGGCTAAAAAATATCTTTTTATTTGGTTATATTACCATGCTGACCTAAGATTCCAGAAGTTAAATTTCATATCATTCTGACATTTTAAATTGCCACGATTGAATTTTAACGATTTCAATTCTGGGCTAGGTGCATACACTTTAAGAATTGAACCATCAGCTTGTAAGGTTTCGCTGATAAGCTTAGATGGGATTCTTTTCTTAGTTTTAAAAGTATCTTCTATAGTGCGTGGTGTTGCTATAAATGGTCTGTCAAATATTGATTTTTTCATGCTTATGTATCCTTATAAAGTTATTAAAAGTTATGTAACGATTCAAATATTCTCAAATTGATAAAACCTTGTCAAGTATTTTTTAAATTATTTTACAAATATTTCATAATGTGACCATGTTAACCACTTTAAAAGGGCGGTTCACTTTCACAAATTTTAAAGTTTGTAAATTGTTTTTTTCAAACTTCACAAACTTTTCAAAATGTCAAGAACTTTTTAAAAGTTTTTCAAGTTGTGGATAACTTTCTAATAAGCTGTGTATAACTTTTTAAAGTGTTGATAAGTCTGTGGAAAAGCTGTGGATAACTTGTGGATATGTTAGTAACCTGTGGATATCCTGTGGATAACTTGGGCTGGGGGTGGGCAGGCTGGCAGGGGGGGTACTACCCATATATATATAAAACACATACATTTCACAAACTTTTCAAGTGTCAACCAGTTGCGCGTGAACATAAAAAAAGCAATATAATAATTAACTATTATACTGCTTAAGTTTGACAAGCGTTATCCGCGCTATAAGAGATATTTCTTCACAAGACTTTTTAGGTACTTTAACCCACGGGGTATAGTTTTATTATACAGTTTATTTTCACATTTGTCAAGTCCTAAATAAAAAATAAATAACTTGACAAACTGTAAAAGTAACCCTATAATAGAAGTTATTATGAATTTAATGCCCGAAAAGAAAAACAATCGTAATCTTACTGAGAAACAAAAATCATTTCTAGATAATCTAGTCGCTACCGAAGGCGATTTTAAAAAGTCAGCAGAACTTGCAGGGTACTCAGGCAATCACTATCAAGTACTTAAATCATTAAAAGAAGAAGTAGTCGAGTTGGCTTCAGATGTACTTGCTCGTTCAGCACCTAAAGCAGCGTTTAAATTAGTAGAAATGATAGACAGCAACAAACCAATCCCTCAAGCCAGTCAAAAGTTAAATGCAGCACAGACGATTCTTGATAGAGTAGGTGTTGCTAAGACAGACCGCGTACAAGTAGATCATAATGTACAAGGGGGAATCTTTATATTACCTGAGAAACAGACAGTAGTAATAGAAGATGCGGAGTTTAGTAATATAACAGAGGAGGAAGATTGATTATGGATGCTATAATTATACTTGGTTTCATCGCTATAGTTGCAGTTGTTTTTGTTAAAAGAAAAAAACCTGAACTATATGAAACACTCAAATCAAAAATAAAACTAAAATAACATGGAAAACGGATATATCAAACGTGCTAGTTCAACTATTCCTTTTGGTTATGAAATAGATCTTGAATCAAGATACTTAAAACCTATACCAGAACAAATAGATGCTCTTGAAATAGTTGAGAAGATGATCATTGATGATGAAATATCTCTTCAAGAAGCAGTAGATTGGTTAGAATATAAGACTGATCGAAGTATGTCTAGAGCAGGACTTAAAAAACACATAGATAAAAAGTATGGAAAAAGAAGCGAAAGATTGGGAACTGAATCCAGATCGTTACTTGCAAGATGATGAAGGTAACTTTGTTCGGAAGAAAGATGGTACACCACGTTTAAAAGCAGGTAGACCTAAAGGATCTAGTGAAAGTTACAATATTTCCAAAAGTCAAAAAGCTAAATACGCTGTACATCGCAAAATAGCTCGTAAGAAAAAAAATATAAAAAAGCTAGAACAGAAGCTTAACAACGCTAGAAAGTCTTACAAAGCCACAACCAATACAATAAATAAGCTTTCCGATAAGACGGATCACGTTGTTACGTCTTCAGAACTAGAAGAACTACCTAAAGCTGTACAAGAAATAATACCTGAACAAAATGTATTATTCCATCCTAATGAAGGTCCACAGACTGATTTCCTCGCTGCAGGCGAGAAGGATGTGCTTTATGGTGGTGCTGCTGGTGGTGGTAAATCATACGCAATGTTGATTGATCCACTACGGTATGCACATAAGAAAGCTCATCGCGCACTAATTCTTAGACGTTCTATGCCAGAACTGCGCGAGATGATTGACAAGTCCAGAGAACTATATCCTCTTGCATTTAAAGGAGCTAAGTTTCGTGAAGTTGAAAAGCTTTGGAACTTTCCAAGTGGTGCAAAGGTAGAGTTCGGCTTCCTTGAACGTGATGCAGATGTATATCGTTATCAAGGTCAAGCATATAGTTGGATTGGTTTTGATGAAATAACCCACCTACCTACAGAGTTTAGTTGGAACTATTTAGCTTCCCGACTTCGTACAACTGATCCTGAAATACAAACATACCTACGCTGCACAGCAAATCCGGGCGGTGTGGGTTCGCAATGGGTAAAAAGAAGATACATAGAACCTTCAGAACATAATACAGGTTTCAAAGGTAACGATGGATTAACTAGGAAGTTTATTCCTGCTAAACTTGCGGACAATCCTTATCTTGCGGAAGATGGTATCTATGAGCAAATGCTTAAATCTTTACCACCTATTCAACGTAGACAACTACTTGAAGGTAACTGGGATGTAGCTGAAGGTGCTGCTTTTGTAGAATTTGATCCGCAAGTCCATGTAATTCCTCCATTTAAACTGCCTATAGGGTGGGAAAGAGTAAAAGGAATAGACTACGGATATGCCTCTGAAAGCTGTTGTTTATGGGGAATTTTAGATATTAACGATGGAACTTTAATAATTTATCGAGAATTATACAGAAAAGGCTTGACAGGAGAAGAATTAGGCAGTATAATAACAGATATGGAACTTGAAGATCCTTTTTCTGTTTCTGGTGTTTTAGATACTGCTGCGTGGGCTAAAACAGGTACTACAGGACCAACAGTAGGAGAAGCTCTTGTTCGCGCAGGACATAAGTTAAGAAGAGCAGATAAGAACAGAGTACAAGGAAAAATTCAAATACACGAATTTTTAAAAATTACAGATAGTGGTAGACCTAAGTTACAGATATTTAATACTTGTCCTAACTTAATAAGAGAGTTACAAAGTATACCATTATCAAAAACAAATCCAGAGGATGTGGATACTCATGCTTCGGATCACGCTTATGATGCTTTACGTTATATGATTATGAGTAGACCGAGAGTGTTAAATCCGTTTCAAAGAATACGAGATTTAAAACGAGAAATGTACGCACCTTCTGACACAACCTTTGGTTATTGAATATGGCAGAAAAAGAAAATACTTTTTTAAACGCAGACAACATTTATGAAGATGTTGAAGGTGAAGCTGGTAAAATTCTTGACTTAGAAATGAGTCAACAGACAAACCTTGTTGGTGTTATTAAAGATAGATTTCAACAAGCTGAAGATGCTAGACAAACAGATGAGCGTAGATGGTTAAAAGCATACGAAAACTATAGAGGACTGTATGCTAAGTCTGTTAAGTTTAGAGAGTCTGAAAAATCTAGAGTCTTTGTAAAAGTTACAAAAACAAAAGTCCTTGCTGCATTTGGTCAGCTTGTAGATGTTATATTTGGAACTGGTAAGTTTCCTATAGGTATATCAGAAACTAAAGTACCTGAAGGTGAATACGCTTCTGCACATTTAGATACACAAAATCCAATGCAAGGAATTGAAACTTCTCTTCCTGATAACATTGGTAACAGACTTGAAGATCCTCCTCAAGAAGATAATCCTTATGATATTGGATATGAAGGAGATGGTAAAACTTTAAAAGCTGGAGCTACGTTTGGTAAAGGAGTCTTTACAGATAGCGTAGAAGATCAAGCAGAAGATATGCTAGTTGAAGGATTTAGTCCTAATCCTCAAGCTCTTGAAATAAGTCCTGCACAGAAAGCTGCAAGACGATTAGAAAAATTAGTACATGATCAAATAGAAGAATCAAACGGATCATCTGAAATAAGAAACGCACTTCTTGAATCTGCGTTGTTAGGTACAGGAATTGTTAAAGGACCATTTAATTTTAACAAAACTTTAAGTCGTTGGACTGATAACGAAGACGGTGAAAGAGAATATAATCCTTTAGAAGTACGAGTACCAAGAATAGAATTTGTAAGTTGTTGGGATTTTTATCCTGATCCTGCAGCAACTAATATGGATGAATGTGAGTATGTAATTCATCGACATAAACTAAATCGTAGTCAACTTAGACAGTTGCGTAACATGCCATACTTTGATGAAGACGCAATCAGAGACTGTTTAAAAATGGGAGCAAACTACGAAGAAAAAGATTTTGAACAACAGTTAAAAGATAATGCTTACACAGAAGAAGAGTATAATTCTAACTATGAAGTTCTTGAGTACTGGGGTATTATGGATGCCGAATACGCAAGAGAAGTTGGAATAGATCTTCCAGATAGTGTAGACGATTTAGATGAAGTACAAGTTAATGCTTGGGTAACAGGTAATAAACTATTAAGAGCAGTTATAAATCCTTTTACTCCTTATCGTATTCCATATCACGCTTTCCCATACGAAAGAAACCCATATAACTTCTTTGGTATAGGTGTTGCTGAAAACATGGATGATAGTCAGCAGATAATGAACGGACACGCTAGAATGGCTATAGATAACTTAGCTCTTTCTGGTTCGATTGTATTTGATATAGACGAATCTGCTTTAGTAGGTGGACAGTCAATGGAGATATATCCGGGAAAAGTTTTCCGTAGACAAGCAGGAATGGCAGGACAATCAATCTACGGTTTAAAGTTTCCTAATACAGCTAACGAAAACATGATGATGTTTGACAAGTTTAGACAGCTTGCAGACGAACAAACTGGACTACCTAGTTACAGTCACGGACAAACAGGTGTTCAAAGTATGACAAGAACTGCATCAGGTATGTCAATGTTGTTAGGTGCAGCAAGTTTAAACATTAAAACAGTTGTAAAAAACTTAGATGATTTTTTATTAAAGCCTCTAGGTGAAGCATACTTCCAATGGAATATGCAATTCTTTGAAGGTGATATAGATGTTAAAGGTGATTTAGAAGTTAAAGCTACTGGAACAAACAGCTTAATGCAGAAAGAAGTAAGAAGTCAAAGATTGACTATGTTCTTACAAACTGCACAAAGTCCTGCTATTGCTCCTTTTGTTAAGATTTCTAAATTAGTAAGTGAACTAGCCTATAGCTTAGATTTAGATCCTGATGAGATTCTTAATGATCCAGAAGAAGCAGCTATTATGGCACAAATAATAGGTATGCAAAATGCTGGACAAAATACAAGCGAAGAAGCTCAACCCAATAGTCAACAACCCGAAGCAATGGGAGGTCTTGGCGGAACACCTCAAGCACCTCAAGAACTTGGAGTTACAGGTACTGGCGGTGGCAACATCGGAATTGGAAATGTACCGCAGTCAGGGGAGGATCAGTTCTCTGGAACGGTTGCTCCACCTACCAGAACAGGTTAAACTAATCTTAAAAGAGAATAACTAATGGCAAAGAAAAAGAAACAAATAAAAAAACAAATGGATGATCTTGACCTTGTTGGAGTAGCCGTAAGTGTTGATCCAATTGTTGCAACAAAACGTAAGAAAAAAATGAGTGGTGGAAAAACAATGAAACCTGCAAAAACTCGTTATACTTATAATAAAGGATCAAAAGTAAATCCTAATGAAGGAATAGAAGCTTTAAGAAAAGAAGCTCCAGAAGTTGTAGAAAGAATGGGTTATCAAGAAGGTAAAGAAGTATCTGATATGTTAAGCATAGAAGCTGCGAACGAAATGATAGCACCTATATATGTTGAATTACTTCAAATAGAGGAATCATTAAAAGATAAACAAGGTCTTACAAATATACCTCAAACTACACAAAGAAAAAAAGAATTAGAACAACGAATAGAAAGTATAAAAGCAAGAACAAAAAAAGCTGAAGGCGGAGAAATGGACAGTCAAATGACTGCTTTGATGATGCCTGAAGAATCAAAAGAAGAAATGGATATGCTTCCAGATGATCAAATGGAAGATCAACATTTAGATTTTATAATTAACGAATCATTAGATAACGAAGAAGAAATGTATCTAATGGAACAATTACAAGCTGATGAAAGATTAAGCATGATCTTTGATAAGATTATGGATACAGCTACAGAATTTTCAGGATCTGGACCTGTTGAAGGTTTAGGTACTGAGGTCTCCGATTCGATACCTGCAAGGTTATCGGATGGTGAGTTTGTTATGACAGCTAAAGCTACGGATGAAATCGGTGCAGATAATTTAGAACGCATGATGAAAGACGCAGAAGAAGCTAGTGATAATCGACAAAGAGTTGCAATGGGTGGAGAAATCGAAAAAAAGGTAGACCGTTTTGGTAAACCTATTGATGAAGATTTAACCGCAGAAGAAATAAAAAGAAGCATGCTTTCTGTAAATCCACGATTGCGATAAACGATAGAGCTACCTTAGTTTACTAAGCCCTTTATCACAACATTAACCGAAAGGCTACCTTTACAAAAACAAACCCTGCATAAGTCGACATTAGCAGCCACTTTGTTTAGAAAGCCCTGAGT